GTTATTGCTTTAGGTTGGGAAAAACCAGATAATTACCAAGGAAAAAGATTAGTTTTTCAGTATGGTGAAAGTATTGAAATTATAGAAAATAAATTATACGAAAAAGATATCGTATTAAAATGGGAAAGAAATTTAGTAAGTGATGAAACATATGAATCCTAAAATAGTGAAACTTTTACACGAAGGTTTTTCGATAAATACTTTAGAAAATCTAAACGAAAATCAGTTAAATATGCTTTACAAAAAAATTACTGAGCAAGAACAGGTAATTAATGTAAAAAAAGGATCACCTGATGAAGCTAACGCAAAATCCGCAGGAAAGGCATATGTAACATATGAGGAAGAGTTAGGTGAAGAAGATGTAAATGAAAAAGCGGTGTCACAACAACAACAAAAAATTATGGGGTTGGCATTATCTGTTAAAAACGGAGAAACACCAAAATCTAAAGTTTCCAAAAAAGTAGAAAAAATGGCAAAAGAAATGTCAAAAAAAGAACTTGAGGACTTTGCATCAACAAAACACAAAGGTTTACCAAAGAAAAAGAAAACTGACGAGGATGTTAAAAAATTGGAGGAGTCTATACTTAACATATTAGAAAACCACTTACCACCACATACAACAAAAGGTGAACTTCTTGAGGTAATTCGAAGAAGAAAATAAAATGAATGTCATTATCAAAAGAACAAATATTATTAGAATATGCTAAGTGTGTAAACGACACACCTTATGCACTAAAAACATATTTACAAACTTACGATAATACACAATCTAAATACGTACCATTAGAACTATTCAATGACCAAGTAACTCTTGTAAAAGATTATGATGAATGTGAAGAAAACATTGCATTAAAATATAGACAGGCAGGAGTATCAACAGTAACTTCAGCTTGGGCATCAAAAAGGTTAATTTTCGCTAAAAAGTCAAAACCCGAAAAGATTTTGATTATTGCAAACAAAATGGATACTGCTGTTGAGATGGCAAATAAAGTTAGAGCTTTTGTTGAGCAGTGGCCATCTTGGTTAGGAGTAACATTTTCTAACGAAAAAAATTCACAAAGACATTTTAAATTAACAAACGGTTGTGAGGTTAAGGCCGTTGCAACATCAAAAGATGCTCTTAGGGGATATACTCCAACTATTCTTATATTCGATGAGGCCGCATATATAAATGCCGATGAAGATTTCTGGTCAGCATGTATGGCGTCCCTTTCAACAGGAGGTAAGGTAATTGTAATTTCAACACCAAACGGATTTGACCCAATTTATTATTCAATCTATAGTCAAGCTATTAAAGGTATGAATGATTTTAGAATAACTGAAATGTATTGGTATCGAGATCCAAGATATTCTAAAGATTTAAAACTAATAAAATGTGACGATATTATTCATTACATGTTAAATAGAGCTGACTATAATGATAATGAGATTATCTTAGATTATACAGAAATTAAAGTAAGTGATAGAAATTTTGAAGATATCAAACAAAAGATAGAAAAGGGGTATAAGGCATATAGTTCATGGTTTGAAGCCATGGCAAAAAAATTAAAGTTTGATAAAAGAAAAATATCACAAGAGCTAGAGTGTAATTTTTTAGGTTCGGGGGATAATGTTATACCACCTGAAACGATGAAAAAAATTAAAGAAAACCATATTAAAGAACCCGTAAACAAATTTATGGGAGGTGCTTTGTGGCAGTGGAAAGAACCAATTATAGGCCACAAGTATATTATGGGTGTCGATGTCTCAAGAGGAGATAGTGAAGACTTTAGCACAATATCAATAATAGATTTTGATGATAGAGAACAAGTTTTAGAATATATTGGAAAAATACCTCCCGATGTATTGGCGGAAATTGCGTATAAGTGGGGTACCATGTACGGTGCTCTAATAGTAATAGACATCACTGGAGGTATGGGTGTATCAACATCAAGAAAACTACAGGAGTTAGGATATAAAAATTTATATGTTGATGGGGTTAACCCTGCCGACAAATGGAAATGGAATCCTAAAGCTAATGACAAAATACCAGGTATTAATTTTAATGCTAAAAGGGTATTGATTATACAAGCGTTTGAGGAAGCGTTAAGGTATGATTTTTCAGTAAGGTCGCAGAGATTATTTAATGAGTTGAATACGTTTGTTTACGTAAACGGTAGACCCGACCACCAAAAAGGTCAACACGACGATTTAATAATGTCTTTCGCCATGGCAGTATATGTTGCAGAAACGTCTTTTGCGCAATTAGAAAAAGTTACCGAACAAACGAAAGCGATGTTAGAATCATGGTCTGTAGAAAATAATAGTTATCAAAATGAATATACTAGTTTTAATCCTGGACTACCTGCATCAACAAGAGACCACAACAGTTACCAAAGAAATAGTTTAACTAAAAGTGATTATGAAAAGTATTTATGGTTATTCAGTGGTAAAAGGGTTTAATTTATAATTAACCATATTATTTTTTAATAAAAGAAATTATGTCAGAACAAAAACTAACGGTATGGCAAAGATTGAGTAGGACATTTGGTCCTAACGCAACTCTTGACCAACAATCACCCGTATTCAAATTTGATAAAAAAGAATTACTCAAAACAACAGACAAAACTGAGTTTGAAAAAGAAAAACTACAGTCCCAACAAACTATGTACATTGGTCAACAGTGGCAAAAAGTTGAGAATAATCTTTATCAGCAAGCTGTTTATTATGAACCGACAAGGATGGCTTCATATTACGATTATGAGTCTATGGAGTACACACCCGAAATATCTGCGGCTCTTGACATATATTCTGAGGAATCAACAACACCAGACCAAGATGGATTAATATTAAAAGTTTATTCAGAATCCAAAAGAATAAAATCTGTACTGATAGACTTATTTGTCAACAAATTAGATATCAATACAAATCTACCAATGTGGACTAGAAATACATGTAAATTCGGTGATAATTTTGTTTATCTAAAGTTGGACCCTGAAAAGGGTATTGTTGGATGTCAACAATTACCGAACATTCAAATAGAAAGGTTAGAAAAAGGTATGAGATTTCAGCCTGACAAGTATTCACAAGAAATGGAAAACGATGCTTTGAAATTTACTTGGAAAGAAAAGAACATGGAATTCAATACTTGGGAAATAGCACACTTTAGGATTTTAGGTGATGATAGAAAACTTCCTTATGGAACTTCTATGTTGGAAAAGGCTAGACGTATTTGGAAACAACTTTTATTATCTGAAGATGCAATGTTAATATATAGAGTTTCAAGAGCACCTGAAAGAAGAGTTTTTAAAGTCTTTGTTGGAAACATGGACGACAAAGATGTTGACCCTTACGTACAAAGAGTTGCAAATAAATTTAAAAGAGACCAAATTGTTGACCATTCAACAGGTAATGTTGATATGAGATATAATCAAATGGCTGTAGACCAAGATTATTTTATCCCTGTTCGTGACCCTGCGGCAACAAACCCTATAGAAACACTACCAGGTGGAACTAACTTAGCTGAGATAGCGGATATTGAATATATCCAAAAGAAACTTGTAACTGCGTTAAGAATTCCAAAAGCTTATTTAGGGTTTGAGGAGGCTGTTGGTGATGGTAAAAACTTATCATTATTAGATATTAGATTCGCAAGGACAATTAATAGAATTCAAAAATCTATGATTGCAGAACTAAACAAAATTGCAATCATTCACTTATTCTTGTTAGGGTTTGAAGATGAGTTAACTAACTTTACTTTAGGTTTACATAACCCATCAAAACAATCTGAACTATTATCAATAGAATTATGGAAAGAGAAAATATTACTGTATAAAGACGCAGTAACACCAATTGCAGATTCAGTGGCACCAGTATCGGCATCATGGGCTAAAAAACATGTTTTAGGTTTCTCAGACGAAGAAATAAGATTAGATATTCAACAACAAAGAGTCGAAAGAGCGGTTGCAGCTGAATTAGCTAAAACTGCAGAAATTATACCAAAAACAGGTTTATTCGATACCATAGACCAATTATATGGTAAAAAAGATGGTGAACCTTCATCTGGCGCTGGTGGTGAATCACCTGACGCGGGTGATTCCGCAATGGGTGGTGACCTTGGCGGTGCTTCGGCCCCTCCACCACCTGAAGCTCCCGCACCTGAAGCTGGCGGTGTAACACCAGAAAGTTTTAATAAGGATGGTCTTGATTTGATACTTGAGGAAATGACATTATTTAGTGCTGCTGACGTGATGGAATTATCCAAAGGTAGAAATTCGTTAATCGAAATAGACCAAAAAGTGCGATCTTTATTAGATAAGTAATATTTATTAAATAAAAACTATGAACACTTTTGGTACTACAAAAACAAAAATAGAAAAGGCATCTATAAGTTTGTACGGAAAACCTGAATTTAAATCGTTTATGAAACAGTTTAAATCTATGGTTTTAGAAAACAAAGACTTATCAGAATTATATTATATATACGACGACCTATCAAGTAAAAAAGGATTGAACGAATCCATAGCTGAGGGATATGTAAACGAGAGTATTGAATATTCCCAAATATTGGTTGAAAATAATCAAAAATATTTAAATAAATTAAGTAATTGGATTAATTCTATAATTTTAGAATATTCAAACGATTACGTGGATATAGACAATACCATTTACAAAAAATCAATAAAGGACTTGTCGACTGTGTTGGAGTCCAAAACTAAAATAAGGTCAAGACTAATTTCAGAAGAAATTAATTCAAAGTTAGAAGAAAGTGTTAATCTACCTATTTCCACAATGATAAAAGTTGCGGATGAAAATATTAAAATGGAATTAAAAAATATTTCAGAGTCGGAAAGAAAAAT